TTGCGGCAAAAAACATCACCCCGTTGCGGTTTGCAGACTGCGCGACAACATCTGCAACGATTGCCGCGGTCTTGCGCCCGTGGCCGTGATATGCGCGGTCAACGGCTTGGCTGTCGAACTTGCCTTGACCATTGGCTGTCAGGCTGGCCGTGTCATAGCCTTCGGTTCCTGCGGATCCCAGCACGGGCTTTGTCAGAAAACCAAGGTCAATCAGTTCCGGCGCTGTGATCCGGTCAACTAAAATCGGAAAGTATGGGTCGCGGGTTGTTTCGTCGCTGTTGACCTTGCCGTCCGGCCATTGCCGAAAGATGTAACCGCTGCCAAGGCGGTAGGGCGTTGCTGTCAGGCCGATCACGCGCAACATCGGGTTGCCGTCGCGCATTGCGTCAATGATGCCTTTAATCGTTGGTGTCAGGCCGTGCGCTTCATCAATAACAACCGCCGCATAGCCTGATTTAAACCGGCTTATGCGGTTTTTTACGGTCAACGGCGAACCAAAAACCACGTTGTGTCGCAGGTCTTTTGCACCCGCGCTTGCGCTAAACATGCTGGCCTTGTGGCCGCTGGCTGTATATTTTTGACGGTTTTGCGTGACCAGTTCGGCAGACGGCGCAAGGCATAGTACCTTTTTGCCTGTCGCGCCGTGAATTGTTTGTGCCAGCGCCGCGATGACGTGGCTTTTGCCCGCGCCCGTTGCCGCCTCAATCAAGCAAGGGTCAACGCTGGTCCGCATGTGCAGCCACGCCGCATCGTGCGCGTCCTGTTGGTATGTCCGCAGGGTCATAGGTCAAATCCATCTTGTGTGGGTTTCGTTGGCGGGGCTACAAACAGGTCAGGCTGGTCATATGCCGCTTGAACGCGCTTGCAGGCAATTTCGAAGTAGTCGGGGTCCAGTTCAATGCCGATACCCTTGCGGCCAAGTTTGGCGCAGGCAACAAGCGTTGTGCCGCTGCCCATGAAGGGGTCAAGAATTGTTTCGGCGTTGGGGAGGAAGCCAAGACACCACACCATGAGGGCGATGGGTTTTTGGGTGGGGTGTTGTTTTAATTCTCTGTTTTTCCCGCCGTTTCCAAAAACACCTAATGGGCTGTCTCGAAATATCCGGACGGTAGGCGCGCAGTTTGTCCACGCCAATTCTGCTTGAGCCTGAACCATTGCCGCTTCTTTGTCCCATATCAACCAGCCCTTTTGGGGCGGCAATCCTTCAAAGTAGTTTCCGCCCCAAACAATTGAAGGCAAGCCGAGCGGCAGGGATGAAAGGTCAGCAGCTATAGAGTCCCATTCTGGCATGCCTTGCCACAAGCGACCCTTGCCGCAAGACCCTTGCCAACCAGCAGATTTTCCCCACGATTTTCCCAACCCATACGGCGGATCAGTAACAACAGCGTCAACCTTCCCAAGTGCGGGCATTACCTCAAGGCAATCGCCCAGATACAAATCACAGTCGCCAATCTTTACGTGTCGCTGCCATGGGTTTGTCATCGAAATAAATCCTCTTGCTGTTTTCTTTGTTGCTGTGTTGCGTCCCGCGCGGCCCGCGTAAAATCACGCTTTCGCAAGCCCGCTAGATTTATAATGTGCAAAGCCCGGACAGGATGAACCGCTTGCAAGCGGGCAAAAACGGCGGCGTGTCGTGCTGCCACCGCTTCGCATTCATCCGCTGTTTGTGCCGCAATCAATTCCGCGATGATCTTGTTCGCAGCATCGTTTGCGCGGTCCTCCTGTTCTGGCGTCACTTTAGTTGCCAGCCTTCGCTTGCCTTGCCGCGCCATTGCTCAAGATCAGCATCGGGCAACAACACGCCAATCGCTTTTGCATACGACACAGACCCCTTGCGCTTTACAAGGGTAAGGTTGCGCCCGCCTATGACCGCGTCACGCTTGCCGGACATTTCAACCATGCGGGCCACAATGTCTTTTTTGCGTGCGCTGGCGTTGTCGATTGCTTCGGACAATTCGTCATATTCTGCAACCAGCTTGGCAGCTTCGGGCGTGTCGTATTCTTGACGCTTTGGCCCCACAAAGTCGGCAGGATCGGCAGCTTTTGCGCGTTCCCATATTTCGCGCAGGATTGGTATGTTTTTGTCAAGCCACCCCATCTTGTGCCAAACACGTTCTGTCATCGTGCCATGTGGCGACCATTGATAAAAATCGCAAAAATCGCGGCCCGTGCAAAACATCTGGATTTGCATTTGCGCATAATAGTGCGGCTGATCTTTGATTGACTTAAAGACCGGCGGGTTTTCGTTGCGCTTGCCAAATGGGCATTTGATTTCTAGCATCCCCCATTCGCTATTTATCAACCCGTCAGGCGACGCGCCTAGCCAATCCGCATATGGTGCAAAGGCTAGATCCTTAACATCATACCCCGTTTCCATGCAGTATTCCACAAGCGCACCGGCTTCGTGAAATGTGCCGTATTCCGTTGCGACGTTGCCCACAAATTCCGACGGCATCCCGTGCATTGACCGCACAAGACTGCGAAACCCGTCCGCCTCGCTTGTATGCGGTGACAGGCCAAGCAATGCACCCGCCCCGCTTGCCGTGACCCGCCCGGCCCGCGCCGCAAACCATTCTGGTGTTCTTTGTTCCATCACCACTTGTCCCCAAATACTTTTGCAAAAGCTGCGTTTAAGATCGTGTCCATTTCTTCGCGTGTCATTTTGTTTTCCTTTGTTGCTGTTGACCAACGGCGCGTTGATTGTGCGCCGCTGGTTTTGTTGCGTTAAACTTAAAACGGTATTTCGTCGTCGGCAACAGACGATCCGCCGCCATATGTACCACCGCCGCCACCGCTCGCAGGTGCTTGGCTTGTCTTAGGCAAAGGCTCGTTGCTGATATGCAAAGGCTTATCGGAAGGCGAAACCGCGCTAACCCAATTCCCCGCCATATCGGTTCCATCGCTGGTTGTCATCGACCAGACCATCAATTTGACAACCATCGGTTTGTTAGAAAGGTGCAGCGTCAAGGTTTCGTCGGTAGGTTGTTCGCCGGTGCGCGTAAGGTTTCCGCCCGCGTTTGCGTCAATGGCCGCCAGCATCCGCCGCGCCTTGTCGCGCTTGGCCTTGGCTTTTGTGTCGTCTTTGGCGTTTGGATCAAAATCAGTTACCCACAATTTATGGAACACCTTGCGGCCCTTAACGGCTTCGGGGGCCATAACAGACCAACGCAATTCGATATATGCAGGGCTGCTTTTGTCGTCTTTGTCTTTGTTGGCCCACTTGGCTTGGTCAATGATTGCCAACACGTCCGAATTGTTCGGAATTGGCTCCATTGATCCGCCGGGGATTTCGTATTCTTTTGATGTATCGGCTGCGGTTTGACCGTCTGATAAATCCCAAAAACTCATTGTGTTGTTTCCTCGTTGTGTGTTTCGGTTTCGGTTGTGGTTTCGGCTGTGTCTGGATCCGCTGCGGCAAATCCGGAGTGCGTGTCGCCTGTCGGAATAAACGCGGCAAGCGGGTTGACGCCCAACTTGACAGGCACGGGCTGCGTAATGCCATATGCGTTCTTTGACACGTTGTTTGCTGTTAAGTGGCAAACCAGTTCGCGCCCGTCCATGCTGATTGCGCGTTTGCGTTCACCTTCGTCGCCTTTGACAACCATCTGTTGACGCAAGAAACCAACGGCGTCTACGTCGTCAATATATGGTGGCAACGATTTATGATGCGTCATCCGCAAAGAATAGCGCGAATAATCTTCACCGTCGGGCGGCGACACGTTGCCAATTTCTGCGTGGGCAATAAAGACAACATTCATTCCGCGTTTTTGGCGCAAGTGTTCTGCGGCCTTGCGCACCCGCTGGTGCATTGATGACAGCGCGTTAAAGCCTGCACCGTAACCACCAAGGCACGAATTAAGCGCCTTTGCTTTTGGATCGCTTTTCAGCACGTCTTGCACAAAGATACGATCTAACGCAGATACGGTGTCGAAAACTACTGTTTTGTAATCGTGTTCCTCGCGCAATAATGCGATGATCTGTTCCCAAAGCTGATCGGAATTTTCAATTAGTGGCAACGCGCTTGGACGAAATGATGCGGGGATGCGCGCCACACCATCCTCGGCGCGAATAAAGATGGGCTTGGGAAATGATGCTGCAAGGCTGCTTTTGCCTGTACCCGCATCACCGCAGATTGATATGACTTGCGGTCCCGATGTCGGCACTGTTGCCTGATCTAAGATACTCACTTTGTTTTCCTTTGTTTGGCGCATTGGCCCGAGCGGCGGGTTCGCTCTTTTATCCCGCAAATCAGGTATTGCACTTAATGGCAGTCATGTGCAATACCTAATTTAAGAAATACAGCAAACAAAGGTGCAATATGCTATATCTAGATGAAATAAAAGCGAAGCTACAAGATCGTGTGCTTGTAAAGGTCGCGGCGGCCACGGGCCTGTCAGTTAAAACAATCGCAGACATACGCGACGGCAAGCAGGCCAGCCCGCGCTACGCCACTATATCAGCCTTGTCCGATTATTTGTTGGGGGTGCGTTTATGACCATAACAAAGGAACGGCGCGCGGAATTGCTATGGCTTGGCTTGAGTGATTGCGCAACGATTGACAAAAAAACAGCCGTGTTGACGGTTTCGGAATGGTTGCAACATCATGGGGCCAGCTTTCCAGACGTGTCTATGTTTCCTGAACAGGTTCGGCGTGACGCAATGTTTTGGGCGGATCTTGCAAGCCCGGACGAACTGGCCGCATACTTTCTTGCGTCTGCGCTGAAATTGAAAGAAACTGAAATGACAACAAAGCAGACAAAAATCACAATGGCGGAATGTTTTCGGCGTCTAAGCGACGACGACAAAGCCGCATTTATAAATTGGGCAGGTGCGCAGGTATGACTGACAGCAACATATGGAACATGGCGGACTATGCGCCAAAGGGTGAAAAAGAGTTTGACGAAAGGAAATATGACAGTGACGCAGAAAAGCGGGTCGCGGCAATTGCAGAATACGACGCAATAACGCTAAAAACGGATCAGGATTTCGGGCTGGTGCAAGATGAATTTCGCAGCCCGCCCGAACACGTAGAGGTTGACGACGGGCTAAACATGCCGCTGGACGTGTCGGCGGTGGATCTGCTAACCCCGCCGGGCTTTGTCGGGCAGGTGGTTGATTGGATTGACAGCCAATGCCGCTACCCGCGCAGGCGCTTGGCCGTTGCGTCTGGTCTATGCGCAATCGCTAACATCGGCGGCATGTCGCATGAAGATGAATTAAACGCGGTCACAGCAAATATGCTGGCCTTTTGTGTCGCGGCATCATCCACCGGCAAGGAAGCGGTTATGCAGGCTTTTACAGAACTTCACATCGCGGCTGGTATTCAAGGCGCATTGCAGGGCGGCATTAAGTCGGAACAAGAAATCACGCGCAATCTGATCGAACACCAAGCCGCGTTTTACAACATCGACGAAATCGGCATCTTTCTCGGCAAGGTTCGCAACGCACAAAAGCGCGGCGGGGCGTCTTATTTGGAAGGCGTGTTTGCGATTATTATGAACGCATATTCAAAAGCAAACAGTCGCTTTCTTTTAAGCGGTGACACAAAGCGCGAATTGCGCAAGATATACGTGGGCCAGCTATCCAAGGCGCAGGACAATGACGACACGGATCGGATCAGGGAGGCCGAACGCATGTTGAGCATGATTGACAGCGGGCTTGAGCGCCCGTTCCTGTCGCTGATCGGGTTTACAACGCCCAGCACATTCGACGGCATTATGGACGGCGAAACCGCCACCCAAGGTTTTGTCGGGCGTGCAATTATTGTAAACGAGCGCGACATCAACCCGCGCGCGCGCAAGGGTTTCAAGCGTAAAGAAATGCCAATGATGATGGCAGGCCGTCTGGGTGTGCTATACGGTAACGAGGGCGCGCGCGTTGAACACGCGGGCAAGCGGTTTCTAGTCAAGACGGATGACGACGCAGCCGCCGCGTTGGTCAACATCAACGAATGGCTGATCGACTATGCGGACCACATGGGCGAAAAAACGGGCGAGGCGTCTGTTGCAATGATCCGGCGCGGTTACGAGTTGATTGCCAAGGTCAGTTTTATTCTGGCAATCCCAGACGGGCGCAGGACGATTGAACATGTGCGCTGGGCGCTGGCTTATGTGAA